TATATCGCAGAGTTTCATGATGCAAACAATCTCAATACATTTGGTGTAGAGATGAACTTTGATAGTGGTGCTATTGAGATACATCACTTTGATATTAACATTGTCAATCATGCTGTTACTGTAGGTATATTTGGTGACACTACTAATAATGAGATAGAACAATTTAAATTTGAACCTAACGGATACAATAGTAAGGGTGAAGTAATATACACTTTCAATCTGGATGCTATGTGCGCCGCTAATCCGCTTTATAGCAGTCTGTGTACTGGTTATGCTGAAGCACTAGCAGAGATAGTATTTGCACAGAACTGCGCCGTAGACGCTTTATATGATGCATCATGTCCTGGTTACGAACAACTTTACTATGAAACTTTTGTAGAACCTCAGCAAGAAGAATTGGCACAATTTGAGGAGCAACCTGTTGTTGAAAATGTAATTGAGTTTGATGAAGTTTCTACTACTGGTGATGCTATCATTGATAACTTAATAAGCAATGAGTTGAACACTACTGAATTTGGTGGGTTTTCTGTTATCGATATTTTTGAACCTGCGATAGAAGCACCTGTAGTTGAAACGGTAGAAGCATTACCGGAAGTAGAATTTGTTATAGAAGAACCAACTAGTCAGGAGATAGAGATTGCAGAGATACAGTCATTTGAAGAAAGTCTTGAAGCACCTGAAGAGGTTGTTGAAGAAGTTGCTGAAACTATTGAAGAGATGCCTGAGCAAGAAGAGCGAGAAGAGGAAGTTGCGTCAACTGATGAGCAATCAGAAGAAGAGACTACAGATGAGGTTGCAGAAGATAGAGAACCTGCTGAAGAAGAGCAAGTAGCAGATACAGAACCAGAAGCAACTGAAGATGAACCTGAAGAAGAAGTTGCACAAGAAGAAAAGAAAGAAGATAAAAAAGAAAGTAAGAAAAAGAAACTACGCAAAATCATTGCAAAGAAAGCGGCAGATAATGCGTTGAAGATTGCGAATGCAGTATCACTTGAAGAACAGCAAGCGGCGCAAGGACTTGCTATAGCACTAATGAACTTCAATCAAGGATTTGGTGCATATCAAGCATCGATGCCTGACGGTGTTAGACTTGAAAGCGCGTTGCCTAATGAGTATACTAAATCACCGAAAGAAAATCAGCGAGGATTACGCAATGGACTCGCACAACAAATTCTGCACGACAAGATGGTCGATATGCAGTATCAATAAAGGAGAGAGAAATGGCAGAAATAGAAGTTGCAGGAGCAAAAATATCTGGTGGTAAGATGTTACTCATACTACCATTGCTTAGTGCATTGGGTGGTGGTCTATGGGCAGGATTTGAATTCTACAAAGACTACATGAATATGAAAGAGCAAATACAAGAATATGTTGCACCTGACTTATCAGGTCTACAAGAACAATTATCTGTGCTTGATGCTAATATGATTAAACTACAAGAGAGTGTCACTGAAGCAAGAGATTACACTAGAGATATAAAGATAGATTTAAAGAGTGATATTGAACGTATCGAACAGATAGTTGACAAGACTGAACAAAGAGTGAAAGATAGCGAATACGAGGTTCGCATACAGTTGACAGACCAGACTAAAGAAGTGCGAGAACTCGTAGACCTTGCCGACCAGAGGTTTGATAACAAACGTGATAAAGTCTCTAGTGATGTAGATAGGCAATTGAATGAACTAGAAGAAAGATTGAAAAAGATGGTACAACGTGCTTTAGATAATCCTTTGGCGAATTAATATACTAAGTCTTCCTGCCATGCTTTCTGTTGTTGATTTCTAGGCGAAATATTTGTATTACTGCTTGAGTTCATTGTTGTTGGTGCCGCCACGGTTGTAACAGTATTAATTACTGGTTGTTGCGCTGGTGGCACTACTGCACTAGATACGTCTGCAGTTGGTGCCGCTTGAACTACTGGTGCTAGTCCTAAGGATTCTCTCAGTAATGTGATGTTCTTTGCCGCTTCATCAAACTTAATATCGCCAGATGCAAGACCTTTAATCTTTGTTCCAGATGATATCCATCCTTCCCCAACAGTACCACCATTGATAGCAGTTTCAATTGCAGGAATAGATTTCAATAAATCCTCTGCCATATCTGCGATATTCAAATCAGAACCATTAAAGTTTAGACCTGAGATTTTACTTAGTGCGCCAGCAATTCTATCAAGTGCATTAGCACCTTTTTCTAACTTATCTGCTTTATTCGCAATATTCATCATCTCTTCAATAGGACTCTCTTTACCAGACAAGAAGTTCAGAATACCACTTGCCGCACCTGCGAGAGAAGAAACTAGATTACCACCGGAGAACTTTAGTAGTCCTGCAGAGATAGTACCCATAACAGAAGAGAATTCATCTGCTTTTTTCTGGTCGTATCCTTCACTAGTAATAGATAATAAGTTCTTAACATTATCTTTGATGGTTTGTGTCCAATCGTCTGCCGATATAAACTTTGCAACTGCCGCCGCCGCTTGCCCGGCAGAGAATGCGGCAAGACCTAATCCAATGCCCGCCATCGCAAGAGCGAATGTTGCCGCTTCACCAATAAATGCTTTAGCACCACCTAGAGCATCAGATATAGAAAGAAGAATTATAACATGGTCTTTAATTTTTTGTGACCAATCACCTGCCATCCAGTCTGCTAATGTTAAAGTAGCACCCGCAACTGCCATACCAATACCGATAGCGGCAAGACCAGCACCAACACCTCCCATTGCAAGAGCAAAGGCACCTGATGCTTTTAACATATCCCAGTTACCACCAAGTTCATCTTTGATTGATAGTAATGTAACTACATGGTCTTTAATTTTTTGTGACCAGTTGTCTCCACCTGCCCAATCGGAAAAACCTAATCCTGCACCACCAACAAAGGCACCAGCACCAAACGCGGCAAGACCTAATCCAACACCTGTCATTGCGAGTGTAAATGCAAACCCATCTTTTAGCATTTCAAGATTGCCACCAAGTTGGTCTTTAATAGAGAGTAGAGTTACAACGTGGTCTACGATTGCTTGAGACCAGTTTCCTCCTCCTGCCCAGTCCGCGAATGCCATACCACCTCCAGCAACAGCGGCACCAATACCAAATGCTCCAAGAGCAAGACCTATACCACCAAGAACTGCAATAAGCACACCACCTTCAGCAAGAAGTTTTAATAGACTACCATCTGCTACTTCATCTTTGAGTGAGAGAAGTGTCTTTACTTTTTGTTTTAGTGCTTCTGCATCAAAGTCAAGCAATCCTGAGAATGTTGCAAGTAATGCGCCAATACCACCAATAAGAGCGGCACCCATAAGCATTCCTTTGCCTGACATACCACTCTTCACAGGTTTAATTGCTTGTTGGTCTGGTGTTACATTCTGTCCACTAATGTCTGCTTCTCGCTCACGTTCTTTTTGTTGCACTCTCTCAAATGCATTGTCAGGAGCAAGTGCATCTTTAATTGCAATTAACTCCGCAAGCATTAGAGAAGATGTTGACACCAAATCTTCCATATTAACAGATAAACTATCTAGGAAAACAATCTGTTGCCCGCCCGTAGACTGAACTTCTATTTTTAGATGTTCAATTGCTTCCGCTAGTGATGCTATATCTGCCATTTAAGTGTTTCCCTATTTCTTCTTGTCTGTGTAAGCATTCGCGCCAAAGTAAGCGGCAACAATTGCTGAAGTGGCAACGAAGTAAGTCGGAGCAATATCTCCGATAATATTCGCCGCTGTATCATAACCTAACATTGCTGTAATCAAAATCGCCCCTGGATAGTTGAATATACCCAACAAAGCGAACCATGTCATATATCTCATTGCATCTCTTCTCGCATCTGCATCTTCAAGTTCTTTACGTTTGAACTCAAGATACATTTTTTGCTCATCTGTGGTTACTGTTCCATCACCATTGGTGTCTGCTGGATGGAAACCTGCTTCTTTAATATCTTCTCCCATTTTTTATCCCTTTTGTCGTTCTTTTTCCTCTTCAATGTATTGCATTAGAAGAGTGACGTAAATTTCCCTCTCCCATGGCATCATATTTTCTAACTCTGTTAAAGAGTATTTATGATGTTGCATAAGAGCAAAGTTAGTTTTTAATAAACCAAACAAATCTTCATGCGAGAGGACTATGCTAAAAAATTTTGAAGTCCACTTAATTCTCTTTCACAGTGCGTTCCACAAGCAGAACATTCATACTCTAATTTTCCAGACATTCTTGGCATATCTGCAAAGAATTCTTTAATGAGTTCAAATTGTTGTTGTGTTAAATTTTCAATAAACTCTTGTAACTCACTTCTTGATGTTGTACTCATGTCAATGAGTTCTCCGTTATATTCAATACTTTCAATACAACTTGCAAGAAACTTGAAGTTATCATCAAGACTGTTCAGGTCTTTTAAAACCCCTAAGTCAACTAGAGTTGGATATCTCATATTAACATATAAACTAGATGTTAACTCAATAGTCTTAGACTTGATTTTTGTTTCATCAATTTTTAAATGTCTCAAGTCAATTTTTGTTTGGGTAGTTCCTTTACATTCATCACTAGTACATGCCACAGAAAATTCAGCAATCTCTCCTACTGACTTTTCTCTTAGACGTAAGAAAATGTTTTCAACTTCAAATACAGGAAGTTTAGATATATCAACAGAACCAAACGTACAGTTCTGTAAGATTTGAGTGATTCCATTCATAACTGCATCTGGTGTTCCATCTTCTGCAGACATTAATAAAATCTTTTGCTCTTTGACCAAAAATGGTCTGTATTTAATAGTCTCGCCTGATGATACTAATTTCAAATCATAGGTTGGAGTATCAATTATTGGTAGTGCCATATTATTTTCTCCTCATTATATGGTTATTATGGTCCTGGTGGATATGATGGTGCTGGTGCTGGTGCTAGTGTTCCTGTTGCAGGATTGTACTTAACAATATCCGATTCCGGTGTTGTTGATGTTACATTTCCAACTCCCATCAGTGTGCTTGTGTTTGTCCATTTTCTATATTGAAACTGAACTTGAAGTCTAGGTACTTCACCGCTACCAGCGGACATTTGAATTTCCGCTACACTTTTTGGGTAACATTCTTGTAGTGTACACTGATATCTAGATACGATGATACTATTTTGTAATGTTCCTATATCAGGAAGAACTCCAAAAGTACCAAAACGTCCTTCGCGCATATCTAATCCTAGAATGTGTACATTCGTCACATATTCATTATAATAATTTAAATGAGATGAGTCCTCATTAAAAATCATTCCTTGCCAAATTTCAAAGAAATCTTTAATCTGATAACCAGCATCCATATAGAAAGACATATTAACAGGAGCATAACTACGACCGTAAGGAATTTCTCTCCCTGGACCATACTGCTTGTTTATCTTACTATCGATATTCAATCCTGGTAGTGCCGTGGATTCACAAAACAAAGATGCTAGATACTGACCGTCTGCCTTAACAAAGTTGTTTATGAGACCACCAAACGCATCGTTTGCACCTCTACCTCCAGTTCTAAACAGAGACCCAAATGGATCAGGTCTACCATAATTGTTTGCTGATGGTCCTCTGGGCATGTCAATAATGACAAGATATTTATTTGCTCTTGCGAAATTTCTAATTTTAGCATTCGCTATGAATTCTGTTAATGACATTATCGTTGCCTCATTTTTCTATTGCTGTCTAAGTAAACCTTTTGCTTAGATGCCTTTTTAAATTGTTCGGTTGGTAATACTGCGGCAGTTACCCAATCATCTGGTTGAATGAAAAGAAGTCTCCCTTTAATTAATCCTCTTCTATATCTTTTAACTGCCGGTCTAACTTCTCTAAATCTAGCAAAATTACTTAGAACATTCCAGTTTGCTCGGATTCTCGTTGCTATATCTGTATCGCCAATTTTAAATGGCATTAGTTTTTCTAAAAGAATTAATCTTTGTACTGGATGTAAATAATGAAAATTCAATGCTGTCACTAAATTACTCTCAATGTTGAATGGTAATATTAGTGGAAACATATCGTAGTATGGTAAAGTATCTCTACCTGCTGGATTTGAATAGTTGATTAAATACATTCTTCCAGGTAACATGCGATTAGTCATGTTTTCTGCATATTCACGTTGAAATCTAGGTCCAGGATACTGAGTACCAACCAAGTCTCTAACTTGTTGTTGATACCATGTAAAGGATTTCGATGCATCTCCACGTGCGTTTCGAATTTGTTCTAATATTCTAGTTTCTTCTGCCATAATAGTATTTATGCTACTTTAAATGGTCTTCTGTAAGAATTATAAATTCCCAGTGTCTATCTTTAGCATACTCAGATGCCGCTTTCCATTTTGCAGAGTTTATACCCCATGCCTTAACTTCACCGAACCACGATTTAGATTTTCTAGTTGGGGATTTTTCTGGTGGTTTTGTATACTTTTTAGGTTTAACTTCTACAAGATATGATTTGAGTATGCCCTCTTTAGTTCGAACCTGTATATAGAAGTCAACAAAGTATCTGTGTCTTTTATTATCTAAAGGAGATATGTAAGGTATAACAGTTTCTTCACTTCCCCATTTTATAACATCACTGTTCATATCACACCATACCATAAATTTTCTTTCCCAAAGAGAACGATAAATAATATTGGTTGGATTACCTTGATATTTCTTAGGATTTAGTGGAGAATATCTTCCTTTGTATGCCATCTGTATAACTCATATAAATAATACTGCAATAACTATTTATAGAGGGACGCAATGGCACTAAATACACTTTCAAAACTAGTGGGGGATATAGTAGGTGGACACGGTTTAGTGTCTAGCAGACAAGAACCACGCAAAACAGGTAGAACTTACGGAACTCGTGGACTGACTTATCCTATTGATATGGGTATTGACGCACCTGCGGAGTTGGACAATCACGTTATCTTTGATATATACATTGATGATACCACATCATTCGCAATGAAAAAACAAACAACCGAAGGTGAACCTAGAGCATTCCAAGGTCATACTGCAATTGCATCTCAGAAAATTAGAAATGGTTTGACAAATACAGGAAATGATATTAAGGGTGCTTTGAATAAGGGTGTTGGACTATTAGGTGGCGGTACCGCTGGAAAAGTTGCTGGTGCTGTTGTTGAATCCACAAGTAATTTTACAGGCGCAGTGTTTGCTGGCGCAAGAAACATGAAGAAGTTAAATAGTTCTATTGCTCTTGCTGTTCCTAACACTTTTGTTTCTACATCTAGCGCACAATGGGCAGATGCTAAGATTGGCGCAATGGGTGGTGGTATAGCAAGATTGATGGAAGGTGGTATCAGTGGAATTAAAGAGAAAGCACAAGCATCATCTGCTGGAGATTTAACACAAGTTGGTGGTGAAGTCGCAAGACTTGCATTAGAAACTGCCGCTAAGTTACCTGATGCATTTGGTATGAACTTACAAAACATATTAGAAGTATCTACAAGAAGAGTTTCAAATCCTCACGTTGAACAAAGATTTGATAGCATGAACTTTAGAACATTTCAGTTTGTGTATGAATTTGCGGCAAGGTCTCAAGCAGAAGCGCAGGCAATTGATAATATTATTAAAACATTTAGATTTCACATGCATCCAGAATTAATTGAGAGTGGATTATATTTTCAATATCCGTCTTTATTCGATATTAGTGTTATGTTCAAAGAAAATGACAACCCATACATGCATAAGATATCTACTTGTGTTCTGACAGACTTTACAACTAACTATACATCTTCTGGTGTCTTTTCGACAAACCGCGATGGACAACCTACTGAGATACAAATTACAATGGCGTTCAAAGAAATTGAACCTTTACATAAACAAAGAATTGCAGAGGGTTATTAATGTCATATTTTTCAAAATATCCAGAAATAATTTATGATTTAACAAAACCAAATTCAACGGTTGATAATTTATTCATAGCAAAAGATATTATTCGAAGAGTAAAACTTAAAGAAAACTTATCGACAAATGTTTTCTCATATGATGAGTATGACATTCAAGAGGGTGAGCGACCAGATATATTAGCACATCAATTCTTTAATGATTCCGAACTTGCATGGATAATTTTATTGACTAATGAGATACATGATGTGTTAGAAGATTGGCCGCGCACAGAAAATGAATTGCGAAAAATGATTGCTAAGAAGTATGGTGGTAGTGGTCCTTATGCGTTATATGGAACAGGCACTTCTGGTATGCATCTTGGTGAAGGTTATTGGTATCCTATATTTTTAAACGAAGCGGATGCGAAAAGTTATAACAGATACAAACAAAATGGAGAAGGCATTGCACACATCCATACGTTTGCTGAGTTTCCTAATCAGACATTTTATATGCCAGGTAACTATGGACAAGGTCATGCACAATCTTCATATGATGGTAATACATATAAACTCTGGACTATTAATTCAGGTCCTAATGGAATTCATCATTATGAAAGACCACAGTCTTCAGGTGACCCAACAAAGATGGTAAGAACCAGCAGTGAATTCTACACACAAACCACAGGAATTGGAGTTGTACAACAATTCAGTTCAGTTGCCATTACTAACACAGTTTATGAACAACAAGAGAACGAAAAGAAAAGAAGAATACGAATTCTGCGACCTACTCTTGTACAAGAATTCATTGAAGAATTTACTAATTTGATAGGAGACTAGCATGGCGGCGCCTGTAAAAGGTGGTGGAGAAGTACTATTTTCCTCCATGAAACTATATCACAATAGAGTTAAGAACATCAAAACTGCGAAGGGTTCTGACCAGTTTATGGATTTACTCTCAGTATATACTGCTCTCAATATCTATGAAAGTATCAAGTCTCCATTTCAGACTGCAGAACTAAGTATCACAGACAGCAATGATATGATTGCTGACTATCCAATTCTAGGTGGTGAAATTGTCAATATCGTTTACAATGTATCAGGTGGAGTTGAAGATACAAAGATATCAAAGTGGTTTAGAGTTGCTAATATTCAAGGACCCATAATTCAAGAAAGAAAACAATATTTTACTTTAAGTCTTATTACCGAAGAAGGTTATAACAACATTCATACAAGTATAAGTCAAGCATTTACTGGTGCGCCGCATGATATTGTTCGCGATATATTTAAAAATTACATCTTTTCTAATGATACAAAAGAGGGTATATTTTTTGATATGTCTATAGGGTCTTTAAAATTTGTTTCTCCAAGATGGAGACCAGCAAAAGCAATTCAATGGGTAACCGGAAAAGCAATTGATCCTGATACAGACATGCCCGGATTCTTTTTCTTTCAATCTATGCATGGATTTAAATTTTTATCAACATCAACATTATTCAGCAATACAAAAAATGTGGTTATAACAGATTTGATGGAAGAAATTCCGGTAGATAGAAAGAGTGGCGCAATAAAGAATGGATATTTATATAAAGTTCCTGGTGTTCCTACATATGGTGCAGATGGTAAACCTCTAAGTGGAATGGTTGCATCTGAAAGCGCACAGAATGTTGATGACTTTAGAATTGATGAGAAGTCTAATTATCTTTCCGATATTCAAAACGGAAATTTATCATCCAAACACATCATACATGATACTTTTCATAAATCTTATCAAGTTCAGACATATAACTATTTTAATTCATATGATAAATCATCAAAGAAGTTTGCATCAAAAATGAAAAGATTATCCCCTAATTCAAAATATGTAGATTGGGGATCAGAGATTAATCCTGATGTTAAAGTTTATATGAGTCCTAAATCGAGTAGAATACATGCTGAAAAGAAAGATGAAGTTGGATACAGAGATTTATTTGCAAATGATTATCTTTTAGGAAGAACTGTTATTGCAAAACAATTGCAAGATGAGGTCCTTAGTTCTTTTCAAGTTCCTGGACATCCAGTTATAACAGTGGGTAGATTAGCATACTTTAATTTTCCATCAGTAAAAAAAGTTGATACACCAAGTAAAGTTTATCAACCGAAGTATAGTGGTATGTATTTAGTTAGAGATGCTATTCATATTTTTAAACCTGTTGGTAACTCAACAGCATCATATAAGTGCGATACTGTAATTATAAAGGATGGATTTAATGCGTAAATTTTCAGAATTACGAGAAGAGATATCACAAAGAGATTTAGATGGTATCGAAAAGTTTGCAGATAGATTATTTGCAAAAGTTAAAATTGACGTTGAGTTCACTCGACATTTTTTAGATAGGGTTAATGATGAACGTAACAAGAAACAGATTACTACTGCAGAACTTACGAGACTGTTTAAGCAGACTTATAACAAACATGGTAAGAAAATTCCACAGTTGGGTCCTGATGCTGAAGCGGTAATCAAAGATATGCAAACAGATATTAATATGCCATTTGTTCTCAAGTGGGATAAAAACTCACAAGAGTTCGAATTAGTTGCGAAGACTGTTATGCGTAAAAAGGGTTTTGCAACAAGCAACCAAACGCTTTCTGTATAAATAAGATAAAGAGGAGAGACTAAACCAATGGGTAACTATTTTTTCAATGACGAATCCATCAATATTGCACGAGGATTATACAAAGGAGTTACTCACATTGCTAAGTTTGGGCGTAATCCTTCTGTTGGTGGTGCACCAGAAACAATTTGGATGCATGGTGGAATATACACATATCTAACTACAGCATCTACTCTCTTTATTCATAGTGCAAACGTAAATGATAGTGCCGCTGGAACAGGTGCAAGAACAGTCACTATTCAAGGTCTAGATGCAAACTTCAACCCCATCGAAGAAACAGTTACAGTAAACTCTGATGTAGCAACAACAGCATCATTTCTAAGAGTATATCGTGCATTCGTTGCTACTGCTGGTTCATCTACAACTAATGAAGGCGCTCTTATAATTTCTACTCTGGTGAATGGTGGCGGAACAGTTCTTGCAGATATTGGAGTTATTGGAACAGGTACAACTTACGGACTAGGACAAACACAACTTGGTATATACACTATTCCTGCTGGCAAAACTGGATATCTAACACAATGGAATATTGGTATTGGAAATTATAATGACAGCGCAACCGCAACGCTTCTTGCTAGAGAACTAGACGGCGGTGCGCCATTTAGAAGTAGAGATATTATGGATGTTCCTGGTGGTCATCACACACGAAAGTATACTGTGCCAATTGCTTTACCTGAGAAAACAGATGTTGAAGTAAGAGGAATTGCATCTACTGGAACAAATATTTCAACAACATTCGACATTATACTTAGAGATAATTAAGAGGTAGATTATGAAAAATTTCATGGGCATGGACGGTTTTATCTGGTTCATGGGTGTAGTTGAAGACCATAATGATCCTGAGCAGATTGGACGAGTTCGTGTTCGTTGCTTGGGTATTCACACAGAAGATAAAGAAACACTTCCTATTGAAGATTTACCATGGGCGATGGTTATGATGCCAACAACATCCGCATCAATATCGCAGATTGGTCACTCCCCATCAGGACTACTTAAAGGTTCGTGGGTGGTGGGGTTCTTTAGAGATGGTGAAGGATGTCAAGAACCAGTTGTTATGGGGTCTTTTCATGGACACCCAACAGAACGTCCCAATACAGATTTGGGATTCTGTGATCCAAGCGGAACACATCCTACCGAAATTAATGAGGCGGATACTTCTCGATTGTCGAGAGGTGATAAAAAGTCAAAACTTTATACAGCAAGAAATGATGGTGTTAATAAAGGTCATCGCGTAGATGGAGAAGGACCTAACGGTAAACCTTCTATAGGAAAGAAGAACATTGCTTGGAGTACTGACACATGGACTCCTTCTGCGGTTCCTTTCAATGCACGATACCCATATAATAAAGTTTATCAAACTGAGAGTGGACATGCTTTAGAATTTGATGATACTCCTGATAATGAGAGAATTTTATTATTTCATCGTAAAGATACATTCATTGAATTGCATCCCGATGGAACTATTCAGATACATTCATATAAGAATGCTGAAGTATTAGTAGATGAAGACTTTAACATTGAAGCAAAAGGTGCAGTTAATATATTCACACAAGGTAAGACAACTGTATATGCAAAAGATAATATTGATATGCAGTCCGAAAAAGATGTACAGATTAAATGCGTAAACTTTAAAGTAGAAGCGCAAACTAATATTACACAAACTTGTGGTCAAACAATGGACTTAAACGCTGGTGCAAACATTGATGCAGATGCACCTAGAATTGACTTGAACTAATAATGGAGAGATAAAATGGCAAAAGTAAAAGCAAGCATTGGAACATATATTCATGAAAGTAATCCAAAGAAAACATCAACAAGTGGTAGAATGTCTATGGTTAAATTTGCTTCTATGAATAAAGATAAAAAACGCAATTTTAAGAAATACAGAGGACAAGGTAGATAGATGACAGGAATATTTTGCGTTCTTATTAATGGAGTAGTACACACATATAATAAGTATGAAGATATTCCGCTCGGTTTTGATAATCTAATTAGATTTGAACCTGAGTATCCACCAGAACCTCACACAGACGAACAACATCATATTATTGCACAGTACAATAGTAAACTCAGAGAGTTGATGGGGAGAGAACGAAATGCCAGCGGCAACTAGAATAGGTGATGCAGACGTACCACATTGTTCAGGTATGACAAGAGCGGTAGGTAGTCCTAATGTGTTTGTGAAT